AGAGTCGCGGTAGGAGTCCCAGGCTGAGCACTGCTGTATTGGTTTGTCCAGTAACTTTTTACTGTAAAAGTCGTTTCGGTGTCTGGGGACCCAGTCCCCCCGCCGATAGCAGTAATTCTAACGGATTTGAGGTTAAGAACGTCAGTTCTTGATGTAGAGGAGTTGGCGTCATTTTTAACCCCAGTTACGGTTATGAAATCTCCCGCCTTAAACCCATGAGCTGCGCTAGTTTCATACGTAATCAGACCATTTCCAGTAGTTACATTCTGAATAGTTGCAGTTATCGTCGCTGTTGTGTTTGTAATTACCTGATTAGTCAAATTAAAACCAGCGTTTGCAGCCCCAGTGTCTGTACTAGCACTCTTAATTCTGCGAAGAGTTACATAGTCTCCTGCAGCAAACTGCTCACTTACGTAGTATGTTGCGTTATCATGACCGCCAACGCCTCCAGAAGTCTTTGCGCGACTTACTGCGGCTTCAACGTACTTGACTGCTTGAACAGCAACGTTGGTTAAGTTGTATCCAGAGCCCGCAGTACCTCCAGAATTATTGGCGCTCTTTACACCTGTGACTGTAACGTTTTGCCCAACAGTAAACCGCTGTCCAAAACTAGCGTCGTCCCATAGCGAGTAGCGGAATACGGAGCCATTATCTAAAGCTTTTGTAATCTTTGGGGAAGACCAGGAATCATTTACAGATACATGGATCTTAGTTCCTACCGTATCTGTTGCGGGAGTAAATGCAAAAATAGGCCATGTGCCATTAAATGTGTTCCCCGTGTTAGTCACACCTTGAAGGAGAATCTTTTGGTCAGGCAGAGGGTAGAGCTTTCGGGTTGATTCATTAAGAGTAATAGTGAACCCAGTGTCAGTTACTGTTCCAGCTCCACTAGCAGTGCCACTAACAGAGCTTAGTACTGTAAATTGGGTAGAGCTGGCCGAATCAATAAGCGCGTTAGTCAGGTTAAAGGAAGTAGTACTAAAACCTGTAATGTTAACCCTTTGCCCCTTAAGAAACTCGTGGTTACTAAAGTAGGTAACCGTAGTCCCGTCCCCACTAGCCGAGGAAATAGCAGCGCTTCGTACTGAAATGTTTGTAACAGCAGCATTTGGACGGTACCAAACAACGTTATTTCCGATAGTGTCGTACCCTACAAAAGCCACATCAAAAGTACCGTTAAATACGGAAGTAGCGTAAGTAACGTCTGTGTCCGCGACCTTTCCCGTAGCAGAACCAGGAAAACCACTGATTTTGATGGTGTTGTACAGAGAGTTACTGGTGCTAAAGGGGTTGTCATTGGCAACAATAACCTTGCAGTAATTTTCGTAAGTAGACCCGATTTCATTCAAGAGATCGTCTTCAATGATTGCTGCACCAATAGCGCTTTGGTAACCAATTTGGCTAGAGATAGTCAGTGTAGTTGTTGCACTTACGTAGTTCGCGGGCTTGTAGCCGAACAAAGCGGCAAGATTCAACAACGACTCTCGTTGAGTTGCCGTAAGGATGTACGACTCATTCGCTACACGGTCAATGTAGTAGTTGACAAGGTCGCCCATGTAGGCGAAAGCCTCAATAATGGCAAGACCAAAGTCGCTAGGGTCATCGCCCTTCCAGTCCTTAACACGAGCTTGTACACGCGCAATAAGTTGCTCACGGATAGAGAAGTAATCCCTGCCCGTGTAATCTACAGAAAGAGTGGTTGTATTTGCTGGCGCGGTCATTTAGAAAGCTCCTCATAAGGCGGGTTAGCATTAGAAACAACCATGACACCCGCCGCAGTTGTTTGTTCGGTTTTGTTGGGAAGAAGGTACCTTATCTCAGCAATAAGTGTATTCTCTTTAATGTTTTGTGTGGTGGTAACGTCGATCAGTTCAAGAAGAGGAAACTGCTCAATAAACAACTTCGATGTTTCTCTACGAACAGTATCTTCCATATTAGTTAGCGTGTTAAACACCGCTTTAGAAATATCAACACCATAGGTAGGGCGCATGACTCTTTCCCCAACGAGTGTTTCCAAAGCCATTCTTACTCGGTTGTTCCAAATAGTAGCTTGGTCGCTAGTCGATACGATGGACCCCGTGTTAGGGTCCAAACTAAAAGGAAACCTCAGTGCTACTTCAGCCATTTGATGCCTCACTCTTCCACCTCTTTGGGCTAGTTAAATAGCCCTGAAGAGATTCAGAATTAATCGGGGTGTAATCTTTAAGTGCAACGTCAGAAAACTCAAAGGACAAACTAGAAATCTGTCCGCTAATAGACGCTTCATTTAAGTTTACCGTGCCAGCTCCGTCTACGCTCCTAGTTCTAAAAGGAGTTTCTACAACGGCGTCTCCTACACCATCGGTAGAAACCGAAAGGTCGATCATATAATCCCCGATTTTATGGAACTTATGGCGAGCTTCGGTGACCATCCAGTACCCATCGGTAGTGACGCCAGTCCCAGCTACATAGATTACGCCAAAGGGGCGAATACGCGGGTCTCCTTGACCCATAATTGTTGCAGGGATACCGAATCGGGCCATTGCTGCCGCAGCTAAAGCCGCTTGGTCAGAGGCTACTCGGCTGTTGATTACTCGGTCAGTACGGAACTCGTCGAATAAAACGGGGCTAACTGTTTCCCGCAAAGGATCGGACCCTTCTGCTGGGCTAGACTTAGAAAGGAACAACTCACTTGTCTCGGGGTCCACACCGCCCACATTCTTTACCGCTCTCCAGTTAGACGAAGCCTCTACGTTATCTCCAAGAATAATTTTAAACTGGTCAAGAGTACGGTCTAGGTACTGGGTATTAAAAGGTGCCCCCGCATTACCTAAAGACATTACGGGCGCATTAGAAAACGTCATGTTAATAAGTTTGTCGAGCGGACGGAAAACAAAGTTCATTCCGTCTACAATGACCCCGTAACCAATACGTTTTGCCTGCTCGTTTATCCACTCCCAATAGGAATTGCCTGTAATTGCAAGCTGGTCAAAAACTTGAGGGTGCGAGTCAGTAAGCACGCTGAACCCAAACCCCTCAGCAATTAACTGGACTACTTGCGGAATAGTTTTGTTCTCAAAAATTCTAGTAACACGCTGCTTCATGGGAAAGGTAGCCCCAACACAAACAACCTGCATAATGTTGGTTCTTTGAGGAGCGTTTACTTTCTGTATTGAGGATACGTATCCAATCCAGTTTTTTACAACTGTCTCTTGCCGCCAAGTAAATGACACGGGGGTTCCCGTTTTAAGAGTGTCAATCCACAGCGGACTTTCGGAACGGTACTCAAGAGTCAGAATATCGTGCTGGTATTGCTTTTGGTAAAGGTCAATCATTGCAGGTTGCGTCGTTAAAGACGGCAATGAGGGAAACTGCACATTAGTTGCTGTTCCCCTACGGTATTTATTTGATACGAGATTAGACACTAGGTATCCGTAGCTGTGTTCCGATAGGGATGCTGAACGGGTCTAGGATCTCTGGGTTAAAGTCCATGATTTTCCACCAAAAAGCAGGGTTGCCGAGAAGTCTAGATGCAACAATGTCAATGCGATCACCTTGCACCCAGCTATACCAGTAAAATTGAGCTCGAGCACTAGGGAACGTCCTGTAAACACCAAGGCGATAGGTCCCGTTTCGAGGATCTTCGGCCTTAATTACTTTTCCTTTAGCGTATCTACTATCTGAATAGATCATGTGTTAATTCCCTCGGAAGCCGTATGGGCGAGTGTTCGATGTATTCGGGGTTGTGTTGCTTGGGGGGTAGTCTGGAAGTCGTGCAAACCCAATATCCATCGTAGTGAATAGCGGCACCATTCTTGAGTCAAAGATAATGTGGTTCAAGTTAATGTTGTTGACTGTGCCCAAATACCGCAAGTTATTCCCCAAGTGAAGCTCTACGGGGATGGCAGGAAGCCATCCCATATCAGCAGTTCTTTTACCCCGAAGATAGCTGCTCATGGTAGTCCCCATTAGAACCCGCAGCAAATACTCGACGTCGTACATAGTTCCGTGCTCGTAAATATCTTGCCCATCCTGCGTATATTTAGGAGGTACAGGATAAATGTCCCTAAAGTTATAGCTGTCTTTAAGAGAGCCGTCACTTTTGTAGTACTGCATATCAAATATTCGGTTAATAATAACCTGGAAAGAGACCGATCCCTGAGAGCCCGAAACTCCCGCAAGGTTAAACATCTCCGTGCCACTTGTGATCATTGTGACGTCGACGTTAGGAGAGGTGTAGTACGACATGGACACATTGCCAGGGTTGTATTGGAATTGGAAACCGTAGTTGTGGTGGTCAAGACTGTTGGAACTAGTTGCAGCATTTGACCCAGAGTTCCAGGCTTTTAAGACCTGCTCAGAAGTAACAATCATTCCTTTACTGCCAGAAGCAGCTGTCCATAGTTGATTGGCCTGGGTTATAGACGCAGGTAGGTTATCTGGCGACTGGATACCTATGCGCTCACGGTTTGCAGTTTGGCTGGAGACTCCCTCAAGAAAACTGGTTTTAGTACTAAAGTACGCTTCCTTAACCGCACTTGCGTTGTATTTAAGCTCTTTTGCAGTGGGGTTGGGGTTAGCAGACAGCGCGGTTGAACTAAGCGCCGTCACGGTCCGTGCTAATGCGGTAGTAACATTTCTAGCGTTAGAGTCCTTACCAGCCTTGATTTCAACACTACCTAGTTGGGCTGAGATCAAAGCTGCGTTTACAGTTGAGCGGCTACTTTGAGCAGTAGCTAGGCCTTTTTTAGCAGCATCAAGCTGTTCTGGAGTACCAGCCGACTCTACCGCTCTTTGAAGCACAGCGATCTGGTCATCCAAAACGATTAGCTGAGTTGACAACTTTTGAATCTCGTCATCAATACTTTTTACCAAAGACTGGTTACGAGTAACAGCCGCTGCCTGTTTTCTGCTTTCAATAAGCTTGTCTCTTTGAGTTTTTGGGGCTGCCATAGTTACATGCTTCCTGTGTTAGATGTAAGTGTGTTGCTGTCCAGGTACTGCTTAACCAGCTGTCCAAATTTAATTGCGTCCGCAGAAGTTACGTCGGGAACCTGGACTGTAATGCTCACGTTGTTGTTGATGGGGGTACCACCAGCAGGGTTAGGGGGCCTAAAGCCGCCAGGGGGAGCTGTTGGGCTGGAAGGAAGAGCCCCAGTGTTCCCGTTCATGTACTTGTTCCAGTCGGCCCCAGACACTCCCATATTGGCAGCGATCTGTTTCATAGCCGAGGTAACACTGCTTTGGTTACCTGAGTAAAGTCCTTGCAAAATTTTCATTGCTCCAGTAGCAGCTGCAGGGGTCTTTTGGTAGCCCTTGGCTTCTTCTATAGCAGCGGATGCGGCCGAGATGTTGTAGCTAGATGCTCCTTGCACACTAGACCCCGAGTTACCCCATGACGAGCCATCCGAGTTAGTTCCATTAGTAAGCATTCGCCCAGCATCACTCATAGACATTGTGGCACCGCTGAGCCCTTCTCCCTCTCGGAACTCCAAGTGAAGGTGGTTTCCTGTGGAGTGGCCTGTGCTGCCTACAAGGCCGAGCACATCGCCCTTTGCAACTTGCTGACCTACGCCTACTTGAATAGAGTCATCCAGCATGTGCGCGTAGATACTTGTAATTACGCGGCCGTTACTTCCATAGTGGGCAACTGCAACCATGTTTCCATACCCACCGTTGGGGCCTGCAAACACGACTTTACCATTACCCACGGACTTAATCGGGGTGCCTCCAGAAAGACCGAAGTCCGTTCCTCCGTGAGGGTTGGAGTGGTCTCCATCAACAACGCCGTACTGGGTTGTGATGTTAACACCACTAAGCCAGTCAAAGTTAAACATTGGCTGAGGACCAGCTGAGTTAGTAGAGCCCATTCCAGAAAGATCTCGTGCATCCGAGAACCCGTTAGGTCCACCAGAACCTGCTTTTGAAGAAAGTCGGGTTGTCGACATCCCCATACCGCCGCCAGCTGTAAAGGATTGGCCAGAGGATTTCCTGCCTCCCATAACTTTTTTTCCACTAGAAATGGCCATTGAGCCCTCAGGGCCACCGCCACCCATATTGGAAATGCCCATGACAGCACCGCCAATGGCTGCAGCAGAACCCAGGCTTGCCCCCATGCTTCCAGCAATCATTCCAGCCTCTAAAAGAGCGGGCATTGTTGAGTAGGGGGGCATAGACATATCCATACCAGCAATTGCGTCACCAATTCCTGACACACCCTTACTGGCAAAGTCGACTACGGTGGTGAGGCCTTCAGTAAGCCCCTGCACTCGCTTGTTTCCAAACAGTGTCTGGATCATTGCAGACGCAGACCCAAGAGCCTTTACGAGGCCTCCAGACACGTCTGTCAAAAGTCCAAGAGCTTTAGTGGCCATGTTGATGCCGCTAATGTACGGGGTTTCGGCCCCGTTCATTGCCCCTGTTTCTTTTTGAGTCAGCTCATACTGAGCATTAAGGGGGTTACGGTTGCCTTCTGGCTGGGCCACCATGCTGTTCTGGGAAAGATCCATCTTCTTTCCACCAGCTCGTTCAATCATATACTGCTTGAACATTTGAGCGCCCTGCTGGTCTCCTTTAAAAAAGGAGTCAATAGTAACGCCTAGGGCACCTCGGCGGATTGACGACTGAGTCTGCTCCACAGTGGCCTGACCACGTCCAGCGGTGAGTCGCTGAGCAAGCTCTTCAAAAATCTGGGATTGAGTCTTTTCTTTCCCTGTGTTAAGGTCTGCTGTGTAGATGCCGAAGTTACGAAGCATCTCAGCCGAGCCCCTTGCAGAAGTCAGGCCTTCAACAGAGGCCACTGCATCTTGGTTAGAGATGTTCATGTATCTACCCGCGTTAGCTACAGTACGCAAAGTTTGCTGGTAGGTACTGTTTGTGTTTTTAGAGGCAGACATTCCACGGCTTGCAAGGAACTGGGCTACTTGAGCATCCGATCCAGGAGAGGTAATCCCCTGAAGAGCAGCCATTGTTCCATAAGTCATGTCACGGGTATCCGCACGACTTCTCTGATTGCCCCCGTACAACGTAGCATTGTAATAGCCCGTAGCACGGTTCATTACGTCTCCTACCCCAGGTAGGAAGGAGTTAGTGGCATTAGACACCCCTCGTAGCAAAGAAACCGTGTCGGATATCCCGTACATACTTGAAGAGATTCGGGCCTGGGATTCAGGAGGGAGACTGTTAAAAGACATCGCCCCAAACGTGCCGCCACTCTTGGCAAAAGCGTCCATGCTTCTAAGTCCAGTCTCAGCCCTGCCCGCCACCCGACCCATAAAAGTATCCTGGGTAAGAACTTTATCTCTAAGCGCTCTTTCACCAAGTTTGTCAGCCATTTTTGGAAGAAGACCATATGCAGAGTTGAAAGCTCCTGCGACTCCGCCAATGGGGCGACCAAATGCGTCGAATTTACCTGCGTAGGTATTCCCCTCAGCATCTTTGCGGGTTCCCGCAGCCCTAGCTAAAATTTTTGGGGATAAAGCTTCGGGATGCTCGTTCATCTTAGTGTGGAGGATCGGCTTCCCGAACTCCATCATTCGCTTTGCTTTACGGAAATCGCTTTCCGCATCTGATACAGCTGCCTGAGAGCCGTCCATGACTGCACGGCTTTTGCCGTGGCCTCTCTGTCCGCCAGTACCTCCGACACCGCCACCAGACTTTGCGGCTTTAGTCATGCTGGATGCAATATTACGCCAATGTTCTTCGGTGGATTTGGCGTAAGATTCGATCCGCTTCATAGCGGCTGTAAGCTCATCAAATTCTGACATGCCTTACAATCCCATCATGGTTTTTTTAAAATTTGAAGATAAAGTAAGCCAGTTTTGTCGTTCTCTTGGGCTTAGGTCTTTTATCTCTGCTAATGACCAGCCTGGAAACATATTGGACAATACAAGCCAGTCCATCATTAATATTTGATATTTTGTCAAACTAGAATCGAAACAACGCTCCGAGATTAAACGGAACCACGACCTCTCCATCACATTGGTCGCAAGGCAAAAAGAGGTCATCAAATTGTGGTCCAGGAAGTCTATTAGAAAGCTCTAAAGCAACTTTATTTCTATCCATAATTCCCAAACTTTGAATCTGGGCCTTGCCTAAAACAGGCTTTCCATCAATCTCTAAAATGCTGTTCTTTAGGAGAAGAGTATTCTTTTCTCCGTTATTGTTTTCATCGATAGAGGCAATCTCTTTTTGAAGTATTCCTGTAGGAAGAGTTACAAGAAATTTGTGGGTTTTTCCTTCAACCTCAAAGGTTCGATCTTTAATTGGGTCTACCAATACTTTGATAGGAACGTCTCTGTCAATGTCTATTGCAATGCTCTTAAACTCACTGCACTGTCCACAAAAACCTGGAAGCTCTACGTTATTTCCAAAGGTTGCTTTGTAAATACCGAGGACAATAGCATCTCTATCTCCAATGATTAAGGAGTCAAGAATTTGCTCAGTTACGGGTTCTCCTCCAATAGAAACTGTCGCTTGGCGAAGAATAGTAGCATAGGCTTTAATTGCCCCTCCTCCTTTACCAATAAGCTCTTCGTCTTTACCAGTAAGTTCTCGAACCTCTGCGGTACGGGCGACCTCCCCGCTAGCCATTACGTAGCCAGCGGGAAGGTTTACCGTAGTATCCGAAGGAGAGGTTAGTTGTACGGGTTGTTCAGGTTCTTCTACAGTTGCGTTTAGCACCTGCTCAATAATCTCGTTATTAAGCTGGGCTGCTTTTACTGTGTTTTCCATATTTATTCTCCTAGTTTAGTTTGTTACGCGAACTTTGGTGCCGAGCCGCCTGCAGTGAGGTCAGTTCCCCATGACATGTCAAAGCCTTCATGAACCAGAGTCATCTGCTCCACGAACAAAGCATTGTCACCAGCATTCAGATCCGAATACGCGATTGAGGTCGGCCATGCGTTGTAGACCTGGAAACGAGCCGAAACATGGTCATTATAAGTTGCAGCGGTCAGCTCTGTGTTGTTACCTCCCGAACCAGCAATTGGGTGAGTGAGCACCTCAATCTCCACGTCAGCGCGGAAGTTCTCTCCAACTGTAGCGGTTGTACCATTCTGAACGGTTGCAAAAAGCTTGCGCATCCAGTTCCAGTGCTGCGGGGTGCCAAGAACAACACCACGCTGCAGAGTGATTGGGGAGAATGTGGTCTGACCAGGAATCTGGTGAACCGTCGTGTTGTAGCCGCCTTCACGGTACGGGATGCTGTCGGTGTTAACCGACAGACCCGAAACCGAAGTAAAACCAACAACAAACTTGTTAGTTTGCAGCCAAGAGTCGCCACCCTGTGCCCCGCCAGGAAGCGGCTTAAACGTGACCAAGAATCTAAAGTTCCTGATCGGATCCGTCTCGAGAGTCGAGCGGTTATTGATAATAGTTGGACCAGCCATTTACTATTTTCTCCTTCGGTTACTCAGCGGTCTTTTGGCTGAGGTTAATGACCACAAACTCAGCAGGGTACTCGAGGGCCACACCGACTTCGATGTGCACCTCACCAGCAGCGATTGTAGCAGCGGTATTGTTTTCAGCGTCACACTTGATGTAGTAGGACTGCTCGATAGTGGTTCCTCGCAGACCACCCTGGTTACGGTACTCGTTAAGGAACGTACCGATCGTGGTGGTAAGTCTGGCCCATAGGCGCTCAGTGTTGTTCTCGAACACCGCAAAAGTACAAAGGTCATTAAGGCGCTTTTCCAAGTACGTGAGCGAGCGACGCATGTTGACGTAGCGGTTAGCAGTTCTGTCCTGCTTAAGCGTACGTCCACCCATAATTACGATTCCTGCTCCAGGAACGTTTCTAATGGCATTAACCGCATTCATATTTGCGGTAAGTCCTGTAGTAGTTACAGCCGAGTTAAGAGCGTCAAGCTCTGCGGGGCTAAATGCACGCTCAATGGCCACAGCGTCCGTAATCTTGGCATCAATACCCGCAGGAGTCTTGAATGGACCCACCATGCGGTCTGTGTTGAGGTAGGTACCTACAACCGCACCCGACGGTCCAATACGGCGAACTGACCCACTAGAACGTCCCGCAGGGTCTTGAATATAGATGTGCGGATAGTAGACAGCTGCACGGCTTGACTTAGGCGAAAGGTTTCCCGATGCCGTCAATGCCTCATTGGCGGAGAGTCCGCTTGCAGTTTCAACAACCACAAAGTGGCGACCATTGTTCTTGGGGGCTTCAACCCACTCAATAAGCGCGCTATACACAAACTTGGCCGTACTCCAACCAGCTGGAGTAGAGGAGGCCGTGTTTGCTACCTTAGCAATAACATCTGGTAAGAAGAACACCAGAGGGCGGTCAATCTCCTCAAACTTCGTGAAGTTGAGGCAATCATCCACTTTAAACGTTCCGATGTTGCCTGATGATCCAACAGGGTCGTAACCGCTTTGGGGAGAGCTAACAAAGTAGTTGCCCGTGTAGTCACCGTAGGTCAACGAAACCTCTGGGGAAGGAGCTCCTGAAAGCGGATAGATCGTGTCAAGTTTTGGTGCCGTTGCCGTGGCGTGCCCCGACCAGATGTCGCCAACAATGTAGGTCGTAGTTGTGGAAGTAAGAGTCCCGTTATTCAACGTATACTCAACAACAGGCCCTTCAAGAATCTTGATGTAGGCGGAACCAAAACCAATGACAGTTGGGGCGTAATCACTGGAGAGAGCATCATCAAAGACAACTCCAGTAAACTGCTCCACAATAACGTCGTCTGCAGCATTAGTTTGACTAAAAACAGTAGAGCCTCCTACGGTTGCATAGTCGTAAGTCCCTGCTTCATAGTACACAGTGATGTCGTAGTAGTTAGATTGACGTACAGCTGTTGACTGAGTGATTTTTACACGGATGTTGTTTCCATCAATACCACGGTATTTAGCAGCAATCGTCATGAACGAGTGGCCTGCATCCTCCGCCGTGTTAGGGATAGCTACCTTAGCGACAGGCTTAGCGAGCGCAGGAAGAACGCGCAAAACGTAAAGTTCAGTTCCGCCGTTAATAAAAAATGAGCGAACCGAGTAAGTGGCGGGGTACTTTGCGCTGACTCCACCAAATTTCTGAGAGAAATCATACCACGAGGTAACTCGGGTGACGGTATCAGCGGGACCTTGCGGAAAGGCTGCGATAACAGCGCCTGCCGCAGTAGCTGCAAGTGCACCGTTGATAGGTGCTGCAGCAAGCGGGAGTTCATTCACATAAACTCCAGGACGATTATACGTCATTTTTGTCTCCTTAATTAGAGGTTAGTATTTCAGGGGGTTACGAATTTGGTTCCGTGATTACGAACTCACCAATGCCATCGAAGCTAGCCTCGCGGCCACCAGAAGGCATTTCTACGTGAAGTTCGCGTACCTTATACAATGCTCGGTATGCAGTCTGAGAAATTTCTGAGGAAACTCGCAGGCTTATTGCATTAACAAACAGACGCTTTGCCTGTTCGGTAGCGTCGCGTTTAGCGACGTTAAGGAGGTCCATGCGTCTAAAAGTAGAAGTGATTGTTTCAGTGTCTCCACTTATCACCTCTTTCTCTACGATTTCTAGAACTCCAAATCTAACTAAACGTGAACTAAGTAGTTGAGCTAGAATCTGTCGATCATGACGAGGATGCCTTGACCAAGTAGTTATTTGATAATCAATATTCACAGGAATGGGAAGATCTACAGAGAACTCAGTGGGAGGGGTAAGGTTTTGGGGGGTACCTGCGGAAACCACACTTCCAAAGTTTGCGGGTTTTAAGTACTCCGCGTTTGTAATTCCGCGCATTTCTCTTTGGGTATCCCGTTGAAGATCAATCATGTCAATGGTGATGTAGGGATAGTTTTGCGCACGAAGTTCTTGATCGGGTTGACCAAACCATACGCCTACTTGTCTGGGAATTTCTTGCCCATCAGCTTTTTGGTCGTATACAACAATCCCCTGAAGTTTTTCGCGTAGAGCTTTATCTTCTGAAAGTAAAAACGTCATCGTTTCTTCAGCTCCTTAACCACGTAAGCTTCAAATAACTCGCTAAATCTATCTAGAGGTTCACGGGTATTGTTTTTAAAACGGTGGATAGTTCCTTTTCCACTTTGTTCCTGAGTACCAAATTCCAGATCAAAAACAACAGTGGCTGCACCCTCTGCGTGACCTACAGACATGCCATTTTCCCCGTAACCAACGGTAAGGGCATAAGAAGCTTGCCCCCAACCTTCTTGGGCGGCACTTTCACGCAGCTTTGTTTCCATCTCCCTAGAGATTTGTTTAGCTGCTTTTTTATATGCGGTAGTAAAAGCCTTCACTGCTTCCTGCCTGTAAAGGATTGCGGCTTCTCAAAAGAGTTGTTTACGTAACCTGAGCTAAGCATACCCATCATGACATTGAGAGGGAGGTTGGGCCTGAGACCGTTTGCCCCTTGGGTAAACTCTTTTCGTTCCTCGAATGAAAGATAGTCATTAACTTTTTTCCACCAAGGCGTAAAGTCTGGAGAAGACATCGCAAATATCCTTTTTACAGGCGCAGGTTCTACGTAAACGTAGGTGAGAATCCGCACGGAGACCCACACTTCAAGGATAGAGGCTTATGGAGCAGTGGGCTGGCTAAACTTATTAGACATCCAGTCCTGATTCATTGCTGTCTTATAGGCATGACAATTAGCACACAAAGTTTGTAGGTTGCTGATGTCGTTGTTTTTTTTATTACCATCAATGTGGTCTACATGAAGTTGGGATGGGTGAAGTGCTTTAAACCCACACTTTTCACATGCATCTTTTTTGTATTGCCGCCAAGGGGCACTAGCGTTTAAAGTAGCACGTCTATGTGCAATTTTACACCGCCAGTAAATTTCCCCAGAAACTTTAAATTTACCCGTAGGAACGATCTTTACTAGCGTCTCGCATACTGAGCAGTAGGCAAGCAAATCTTGCTCATCAATCTCGGTAAGTAAATGGCGTTCTTTCATTTCTGTAGCATAGCATTAGGCCCCCTGTCAAACAAGGGGCCTAATGTTTGTGTTGGTTATTTACTTTTAATTGTGGTTTTGCCTTTGGCCACAGCCTTAGCTTTTTGAGCAGTGGTCTTGCGACCTTTCTGAGAAGTAAGCTTTTTGCCTTCTGCGTTGGTTTCTGAACGCTTGGTCTCTTTACCAAACTTGATTGCCATTACTTCTTCCCCTTAGCCATGACTTTCTTACGCGCAGCGGCGTCTTTCTTCATGTCTTCCTTCTTGGAGATACCAGGCTTGTCGTGCTTGGCGTCTTCCTTCTTGAACTTGGCCTTCTGAGCAGGGGTCATGCCACGCATTTCCTTCTTATCCTGGGCCTTGTCTTCTTTTGAATTCAGCCAAGCAGGCTTCTTGCTGGCTTCTTTACGCTTCTTACAAGCAGCGCACTTACCGCATTTACATGTTGCCATTATTTCTTTTCCTTACCACAGGTGCAATTTCCATTACACATTATTTTACCTTAGTCATTCTTGTCGAAGTGTGCCCTTTTGACACAGCTTTTCCTTTACGCTTTCGCTCCTGAAGGTCCTGTAAACGTTCCATGTTGGAGTTTTTTCCACGAGTTTTCTTAAACTTATCAAGAGGGCCCTTAGGCTTAGGAGCAGTCACTATCGTCCCCGTTTTGCAAGGGTCGCCATCTTTTTAACGCCATGCTTTTTACGACCAACTGCAGCGGCAATAGCCTTGGCTTGCTCAGGACTCTTTCCGCTTTTTTCAACGCTTTTAACTACAGCAGCAAAGCGGCCACCCTGACCTAATTTAGCTTTTTTATTTGGCTTTTCCATTACTTTTTACCTGCTCTTCGCTTATTCTCTTTGGCCGTATTCTTACCGTGTGCCAGGGGGCGAAGGTTTGAATCGCGGTCATCTGAGTGCTTATTATTCTTGTGATCCACGTCAGTTCCTTTAGGAAGCTTCCGTCCAGATTTTTGTTCGTAATCTTCTCGAGCTTTGTTCTTAGATTCAGTTTTCCATCCCGTCGAGGTTTTTACTTTCCAAACGTAGATCTCTCTCCCACCATTTTGAGTTGAGCCTTTATAGGGCCCAAACTTCTTTCTGGTGCCTATCTTTACCTCAGCCACGTCGATGCCTCGCAGTCTTCTTAGCAATCTTTTTGGGCTGGGCAACAAACTGCTTACCAGGCTTGCCTCCATCTCCCTTAGCCTTTGCACGATTAGTTGCAGCTTTTTCTGCAGGAGTCAGATCTTCCCAAGCTTTTTTAGGAAGATAGCGTTTTTTTCCTTTAGACGGTTTACCATCCGAGGTAGTCCACTCTTCCTTAGTCCATTTGTCCAATGAACGCTGAGATTTTGCTTTGGTCGTCACTTGTAGCCCCCACCAGCCTTCTTGTATTCTGCCGCGAGGAGCTGGGCTTTACGGGCCGACCATTCGCCAGGATCTCCGCCTTTGGTTCCAGCTTTGATCTGCTTAAAAAGCCGCTCTCTAAGAGCAGGCTTGGTGTAATTGCCTGCCTCGTTTACTCGCGACTTTGACTTGGCCGCTGGTTTCTTAGTAGCCATTACTTAATCCTTGGGTGCTCTCGGTGAAACTTCTTAGTATCTTTGACGCCTTGCTTAACAGTCTTGGCCCCAGACAGTTTGGTCAGGTTCATGCGTTCTTTTTTTCCTGACTTGCTGTTCTGCTCAACGATAATATCGCCTTTGCTACCAGCGCCCTTGTCAACCTTCTTCTTAGTAACAGTGTGTTTTTTGCCACCAGCCGTAATTCGGGCCATTACCACTTCACCTTGTTGGCCCAGTAAGCAGCAGACATCTTGCCTTTAGCAATGTTCTTGGCGTGGCGAGCCTGAAAAGACTCGCGACGCTTGCGGTAGGCCTCAGACTCGCCCTCTTTCTTGGGGGAGCCTTTTACGCCATGCTGTCCAAAACGAATTAGCTTAACCTGGTCACCCTCTTTAGCAACAACTACGTGAGAGTGCTTGGGGTCGTTAGGGGTAGCCTTAGGCTTGTTGTAGCCAGACACTCCAGCTCGTGCAAGTCTGGGGTCTTTCTTTTTTTCTGCCATTATATTTCCTTTGTTCTTTTAGCTTGTTTGGTAGTTTACCATGCGCTCAAAGCAGTTCTTTTCCAGGTGTTCGTTGCAACACAGACGTAGAAAAAACCTGAAGCGTACGCTACCTGACCTGCAACTCCTGCAGAAGTAGCGGTTGCTGGCGCTGCTACCCAGGGACCCACCTTTGTGTCTAGGTAATCTAGCGCGGTGTTGAGGGTGGTTCCCCAGCTCATTGCATTAATGGTTGGTTTAATAAGGGGCATGTTTACTCTCCGTAAGGATCTGCTCCGAAGCCTGCTGCTCCGTAGCCGTATGTTCTGCTCTCCGATTTAGATGGAGAAGCTTGAGTTTGGAACTGCGGGTCATTGACCAGCTCTTCAGGGTTAACCTGGTTGAAGTCTACCGTAACAACAGCCCAGCGGTATCCAAATGAACCGCGAGGCAAAACTCGTGTAGGAACGTATACTTCACCACGATAAATAATGCGGTCTTTAATGTGAGTGTTGGGATCTGTGATAAGCCCAGGCAGCATACGCTGAACATCGCCTACATTCATAACAAGACGGAGAGTATCTGCAACATAGTAACCGCGTTCGTTCATGACGTTTGTACCGCGAATAACTTGGGCCATAACCACAGGCATTTTGAACGGAAGCATCCAGCGCTTACCTTTGCCAGGAACCGAGCTAGAGACGTCGTAAATGTCATCGACAATGTCCGTATAGTTAGCTGTCAAGAAATAGTCCTGCCAACGGAACCAGTCAACCTCAACACCAACGGTGCCTCCGAGGTCTTCGGCAATTCCCTCATACATAGACTTACTTTCGTAATCCATGTTGAATCTGCCCTGAAGCTTAGTTCCGCGCATAGTTATCTCCCTAGACTTCTATTTTCCCTTATAGAAGACCAGATTGTTTGCCAATCGCTCGTCAGTTGGGTCGAGTTCAGCCGCTTTAGTTCCCAGCTCCAGTGCTTCTTTAAGGAGCCCTAAGTAGTAGGCCGAAATAGCTGCAAGATCCCAGGGCAATGGGCCCCAAGCAAACTCTTCGCAGAGGTAATCTAAGGGCTTGTCTAAAATGTTTAGCGCGCTATTTGCAGCTTCATAGCATTTAGCCCATTCTGATTTCTGATAGTAAAACTGAGCAAGATCTACCCAGGGCTCGCGCCTTGCTTCATCCTCAAGAGTAGCTGATATAAGCCACTTCTCAGCGTTATCGAGCTCACATTTAGAAAGGTAGCGCATAGACGCTGCACGTTCTGGCCGCCACTTTGCTGTAGGAAGATCAAGGTGTCTCCTAAACTCCTTTGCAGCCTCTTCTCGCTGACCATAAAAGTACAGTTCTCGAGCGTAATAATACGCGTTGCGATCATCATAGGGGTCTTCTTTTACAGATAGAGCTAGTAAAGGAAGGTAGCTTGAGCGCGGTTTAGCCGTATCTGGGTGGTGGTGAATCTCAAGCCCGCACCAGCCCTGGACCTCCTCGATGCGATCAGCAATGATAACCTCATGTACGGGGTGCTTCCATACGTACCCTTTACGGGTATGAATTTTATCTCCACCATATTGAAGGCCAGGAGTGCCGTCTTCTTTCCAAGACCAGGTGTATTGGTATCTAGGTCGGGTTATGCCTGATTCAAAAAGTCTTTCAAGCTCGGGACGCCATCCTTCTTGCAAAGTTTCATCCATATCCAGTGCAACACAATAATCAATGTCCAAAGGAAGGGCAGCAAGAGAAGTGTTACGAGCAACATCGAAACGCCAAGGATTAACCCCAATAGAAACCACGTTAATTCCAAGATTTTTTGCTTTCTCAATAGTGTTGTCTGTAGATCCAGTATCAGCAATCAGCAGATAGTCCGCTTCTTTAGCTGAGTTATACCATGATTCTACAAACTGTTCTTCATTTAGTGCAATAGTGTATACGCCGATTTTCATTATGCTCCGTTTAACTTAGTGGTCTCCAGTGGCTTCCAGCTGCGTCAGTGTAGGAAGGGTCGTAGACTCTCATGAATGCATTGACCCATGAGGTGCCGTTATAAACTTTAGGCACTCCTCTAGAGTAGTACTTTTTAAGAGTTCCAGTTACTGATCCAGAACCAGTTACCGATGTAGGAACAAGAATAGTCAAACTAGTAGAGCTCGGGATGCCATACACCGAGGTATCTCCATTTAGTGAGGCATAGGTGCCCGTGATCCCCGAAATAGTTATGGGCTGGTTTGCCTCAGTAATTCCGTGAGTTCCAGTAGTGAGTGCGGCTATATTGTAGCTGGAATTAAATGTAGTGATAACAACGTTAGTTACGTTTACTCCTGTAGGAGAAGCGTTTGTGTACACCCAAGGGCCAGCTGCACCTATAGAAAAGCTCTGTATCGATGAGACCGCAGTTCCTCCAGGGCCTGTGGCCGTAAACACAGCCGAAAAAACACCTGGTACTGTAGGGGTGCCACTAATAGTCAAAGTGGTTGTACCTGAGGTAGTTGAGGAAGACGTACTTAGCCCGTTAGGAAGACTTCCCAGACTAACTGAAATCGATGTGGAGTTTGTGGCCACCACTGTTCCTGTATAGGCCACAGAAAATGTGCCGCTATCAGGAAGAGTCGTAATGTTGCCGTTCACATCTACATTTGTAAACGCAGGAGCGGGGTAAGCAGTAGCGGAATTAGACCAGTTACTAGGCCCTTCAGTTGACTTTGCTCTGGTTTGATACTGATACGCTGTAGTTAGACTAAGGTTGGTAATGGATGTGGCGGAATCAGGAGCTCCAACCATAGTAATCGGCGTAGCTGACCAAGAGCTCCACGTTACCCCATTATCCGTGGAAGATCTTACTTGATATTCATAGGAAATTGAAGGGCCCACAGGAGACAGGGGCGCAGAAACAGCCGTTGTTAAACTGAGCGAAGTGCCATTACGTACAATAGTGGGTGTACCAGGCGTATTGGGTAGGCGAACAAAGTCATTCAGAGCAATAGTTGCGGTTCCAGCACTACTTGACCAGGATGCTCTAGTAGCGGGGTTTGGATCTTGGTCACCATAATTTCCAGAAACAACAATAGATTTAGACCCGTTAGCATCATGCGTTACTTCTCGTGATGCGGTAATAATTGTTACTGTTATTGTAGGAGTTAAACTCCAACTTTCATTGGAGTAGCTGGTGGTGTACCCATCTATTGTTATGGAGCCACCAAACGTGCTACTGTAGGTAGTACTACCAGAGGACTTTGTGACTACGAGAGAAACTGTTACTGTTGACTTATTAGCTGCTTGTTGCGCATCAGTAGCAGTGTCAGACCAGGCCCAGTAGCCCGACATGCCAAAACCATTGACAGCAGCGGTAAAAGTACTAGAAACAGTTAGTGTCGCCATTTATTTACGACCAGGCAATCCAAATATCCCCAGCAACAGGGGACGTTGGAGCTCCATTACTTAAAGAACTAGCGTACAACTTTGTAAAAGACCCACTGCTATTTACAACTCCGTTAGTAACTGACTTTCCATAAATAACGGGACCAATTGCAATAGGAGCAGCCCCAGTAAAGGAAGCACCATTAATATTTACAGCAGTATTCAGAGCTTTTGCTGTGTTAGCGACAATGGTATTGCTTGTTGAGTTAATGCCCAAAGAGACATCAGCTGTGCCGTTGTAGTTGGCAGTTGCAGTAAAGTCAGAGCTAAAAGTAATCGTTCCCGACTTTAAATATGGAAGAGCAGTAAAACTTGCGCTGCCATCTCCAACCTTAAGGACTTTGTTGGTAGTGTCTAGCCCCAACTCACCAACGTCAAGAACTGCGTCATTTAACGCCCAAGAACCAGTTCCAGTAGCTGGTCCTCTTCTAACTTGAATTTTAGGCATAATACATCCTTCTTTTGAAACCTAGGTTAATTATAGGACAGATCAGTAGGCATAACTGCCAGAAAACCCCCCACAGTAATCTGCGGGGGGCTTCCTGTAATTAGGCTTACTTCTTGGCGTTTGCGATAGCAAGAGTCGTAAAGGGAACCGCAAGGTTTCCTACGACCGCGCTGGTTACAATGAGCCAGATCGGAGCTTGAGTTCCGCTAGCCATAACGGCAACGGAGATGTTGCTGACAATCAATGCAGCAAGGCCGTAGAGAGCGTATGCAATCTTGCGGTTCTTTGCTTTAGGAATCAAGATTCCAAGTGCATCATTAGCAGCAGTGTTAGCGTCCTGGGGAAGGGGCTGAATTTCGGGCATTACAGGATCCTTTACAGGTTCAGTGGGTTTTACAGGAACAATAGGCAGCGGTGGCTCAGTGGGCTTTACAGGCACAACAGGCTTTGCAGGAACAACGGGAGTAGGAGCATTAATAGGAGCGGGTTTTGGAACACCTTGGCGAAGAGCAGCAGTAGTCTTAGGACCAACAACTCCATCTACCTCCAAGCCGTGCTTAGACTGGAAGTCCTTAATTGCTGCAAGCGTCTTAGGACCAACAATTCCATCGACTTCAAGACCGTATCCAAAGGCATTGAGAAGTTGTTGAATTTCAGCCGAACCAGCAACGTCTCCTCCAGAGTTATTGCCTGCCTGAAGAGCGCCCATAGTCTTAGGACCAACAATTCCATCGACTTCAAGCCCGTGCTTACTCTGGAAATCTTTAATTGCAGCCAACGTTTTAGGGCCAACAATTCCGTCAACGTCAAGCCCATAACCAAAGTTGTTAAGAAGCTTTTGAATCTCAGAGCCTTGAGCAGCTGAAGACCCTCCTCCGCCAAGAGCAACATGCCACGACTCTGACGGAACTGTAAAGGAAAGTCCCAGGGACTCAGCAATGCTGCGAACAACAGAGTTGTTGCGTCCAGGGTTAATATCGGCAGCCATACCCCAACCATGTGAAGAGGTTCCAGGAGTACCTGCTGACGGAGTTTCGCCCCTGTGCATGCGACCAATTTGGAACCACTGGTTTGACCCTCCAGTAGAGGTGTCGCTCTCAGAAGTTACAAACTGATCACTGGGAATACCGAGAGGACGGTAGCCCTCGTTAATGTGGATGTCTACGCCTTGCGCAGCAGCTTGATTAATAAGGTTAACCATTACCTGGAACATGGAGGGCTCAAAGTATTGCCCTTGAAGCTCCTTCATTGCGGATAGCGGGATCTCGCCATTTGCGAAACCGCCCCATGCGTTTACCATATTTCTCCTTAAAGATTGTTGATGCCCTCTTATAAAAGTATAGCTTCCACAAAGAAGAGATGCTGAGTGAAGCCCGCCATTAACTGAGTGTTTGGTTAAAAACTAGATGTTGTTATAGCCAAACACTGAAATAGTTCCGCTCATATAATTGCTGTAAAGGGTTGTATTAAATAAAATCAATCCATCAGCAGATGCTGTCCCCGTAAAAACCCCTCCCCAGCGCCCTGTGTTCCCCTCAAAGCTAATTGTCTCATCTTGAAACGTAGTTTCTACCTGCTCAAAAGGATATTGAAACTCAAAAATATTTCTTTTAGGAAGATTTAGGGTATTCCATGCCCAGCTCGTCGCGCTATCGGTTACTGCTGAATCCTCTATATTTCCAGTTGATTTTAGTATTCGGTAGTAGGTGCTTTTATACGCATTGTTCGCGGTAATTTGGTTGGATACTGCATTGGGGTAAGTAAAGCTACTTGGAGTGCTGCTGTTTACTAGCCCAATACCTACGGATGTAGAGCTGCTAGTAAAGTCAAGAAGTACTCGATAGTGGCTATATGCCGACGTAAAAAGGCCCCCAATGTTTACGTAGTAACAGGCAGCAAATTGAACTTTACTAGTTGTAGGAGTGCTTGTAATCCAAGTAACTGTGTCTCCAACTGAGGGGAAAGTAGTCACTCTGGAAAGTCGTGTAGGGATAATAGGAACTAGCCCCGCACCAGTGGTCGAGCCTGTACCTCCTTTGGACTCAGGAAGGTTTCCCGTGATGGTTGACCCACCGAGATCGTGAGTATGTCCAAAGCCTGCGGTACCAGACAAAGCCGTGTCAAGACCAGTTACTTGAGCAGTAGTAATGGTAATCGGGTCAGTACCAGAGGCTCCGTGAGTAGACGCGTGGGCCGTAGGAACTCGAGCATTAGTAAGGCGGGAGTCAGAGGGCAGCACTGTTGCATACTTTAGAGTATTCCAAGCAGTGCTTCCATCACCAATCTTAATGTAATTGGTGTCAGTCTCATACCCGATCTCACCAGAAGAAAGAGTGGGGTTAACGGAGGACCAGTTACTGGCTGTGTCTCTGCGAAGTTGTATTCGTGTTTTTCTTGGCATGTATTAGTCCTAACTTATTGGGGCCGAGGTAGGGGTAATGTCTGTGATCTCTGTACCACATGGACCACATACTACGTTTATTGGGGTGATTTCATCTGTAAGAATTGTAATTGGCATACCAGAATTTTGGCAACCAGCTACACGACAGACAACAGTAGATTCATTCATATTTTTTCCTTATTACCAGTAAAGGAGTACGCATCCGTTGCCCCCGTTGCCACCTAAGAAATTAGCGCTATCGGGGCTGCCCCCTCCACCACCGCCACCAGTTCCTCCAGCACCACCACTGGCTCCACTCGAAGTAGTTGCAGCTGTTCCATTCCCTCCTGCTCCTAGGTATCCTCCACCTCCGCCTCCACCGCAGTATTTAGTAGATGCTGTTCCTGATGAAAGAGACGGTCCAGTTCCTCCAGAGTAAACTCCCGAACCTCCTGCTCCTCCAAATGCGTCGGCAATGTTAGAGACAGTCATTCTTGCAGCACCGCCACCACCACCAACAAAACCAGAGCCACCTACTCCTCCTGTAGCAGTGCGGGCTGCACTTGATGTTCCGCTTTGGTTTGCTCCCCCTCCACCCCCACCAGAGGTTCCCGCTCCACCACCAGAAGCTGTAGCAGCGCCTGTAGAGCTACTTGCGGACGCTCCACCACTGCCTCCTATAGAGTACAGTAAGTTAGTTCCAGATGCTGTAGTTCCAACAGTTCCCGAATTACCTGCGCCATAAGTTAAAGATGGGGGTGTTGTGGCACCGCCAATTCCTCCAGCGGCATAAAGAGTGCCATAGATGCTTGGGTCTCCATTACTTGTATACGGGTAATAGCCACCACGACCAATGGTTACGGCAGTAGAGCTAGGAACAAGTCCCCAAACAATTGCACCGCCTCCACCTCCAGATCCCTGAGAAATGTTTCCTCTTCCACCGCCGCCAACAACAACTGCAAAAACCACTTGTGGAGGACTACCAAAACTACTCATAGAAAGAGCTGTCATGGCAGAATTCGTTTTTACAATACTTTGATAATTGGCATCTCCTTGCCAAGAGTTAAACTTTCCACCAACAAGAATTTCACCACTAGATAACTCAATTGCAGTAAAAACTTTTCCATCTGAACTATATGCTGAAAAACTTTGGTCTACATAACCATTAAGAGTGTATCGTACAAGACTAGCTCCTCCTGTTGTATCAGTTACAAGAGCTTTTCCATTAGATAAAATAGTAATAGAGGTTGGGTAGTCTTGACCAGCAGTATTAGTCTGACTATCAAAAAACGTATCAACAGTCCCATTAGAATTAAGACGAACAAGCCCATTTGCAGAGTCATTACCATTCCATGCATCAAAAGACCCTCCAACAATAATTTTTCCATCACTTTGTATAGCGACACAAGTTGTACTTCCCGTGCTATTCGACTCACCATCAAAATATGTTGGACCATCCCCTAACGCACTTATAAATGCAGTATCTAATGTTCCATCAGAATTAAGACGACATAACGATGGGACATAGGTTCCAGAAACTAGATCACGAGATTGACCAGCAAGAATAATTTTTCCATCACTTTGTATAGCGATATCATTAATCGGAGTATTAGGACCAGAATCATACGTACGAGTAAAGGAAGAATCCATAGTGCCATCAGAATTAAGTCGAATGATTGAAGAGCGATAAGCTCCATTCCAATAATTGTTGCCGCCTAAAAGTATCTTTCCATCAGATTGAAGAGCTATCGCATAAGGTACTCCATTTAATGAGCCAATATTATTTTTAAATGCAGTATCTAATGTTCCATCAGAATTAAGACGAACAAGCCCTGTTGTACTGATGCTGTTAAAAGCATACATCTGTGCTGTAACAAGGATTTTTCCATCATTTTGTAAAGCTACATCCGTTAAAACAGGACTTGGGTAACTAGCTTGAAAGCCAATTCCAAGATTTTTAGAAAAACTAGTATCTAAACTTCCATCAGTATTAAGTCTTACAATAAATCTTGAAGTTAGTGGAACACCGCACCACTTATCAAAATCTCCTATGATAATAACTTTGCCATCAGGTTGTTGAACAATTTTTCTAACAGTATTGTACTCTTCAGAAGCTGTAATGCTTGTTCGAATATTTATCTTGGTGTATGAAGAATCAGACATTTGATGTCTAAGTACAAAGTCTTTAGGAATAGGAATCATGTTATCACCAGTAAACCAATACTGCGCCGCCACCGCCAGCTCCACCAGTACCACCAGAGCAAGCTCCTCCGCCTCCGCCGCCGCCAGAGCCACCAGCTCCACCATTTCGGTTAGTAGCACCAGTACCCTGTCCTCCTGCTGCTCCTGCTCCAAGGTATCCAGTGCCTCCTGAACCACCAGCGTTTTTTCCAAGTGTAGATGTTGCCACGGTTGCAGAACCAGCAGTTCCAGCACCAAAATACCCAGCTCCACCTGCTCCACCTGTTGCTACACCAGTTGTTGTGCTATTGATTGCGGCAGCTCCACCGCCCCCACCTACCTGCCCAGAACCACCAGTACCTCCAGTGGCTGAAAGTGTTGTTGATGTTGTCATTGCTGATCCACCACCTCCACCAGATACTGCAGTAGCAGGAGCTGCAGGAGCCACAGCAGCAGTACCTGCCGTTGACGTGCCACCAGCACCACCAACAGAATAGGCAAGCGTTGAGCCAGATGCACCAGTAATAGAACCCGCGGTAACGGTACTACCCGAGCCTCCCGAGCCAGCACCGTTAGTTGAGGCTGTACCAACAGCAGATTGACCTCCAGCTGCCCCACCTTGAGCGTATAAGCCCGAATACGTTGTTGCACCGCCAGAACCTGCTGCAGTAGAGCCTGTAGCTCCTGTTCCACCAGTTCCGATAGAACACACGGTAGAAGCAGAAACCCAGCCAGAAACAATAGCACCTGCACCTCCACCTCCACCAGTTTGATAGTTCACGTTTGTTCCATTACCCCCACCACCACCTGCGCCAATGACAACGGCAAAAACTACAGAGGGAGCACCAGTAGTGTCAACAGTTGTTCCTGAAGTAATGGTTTGGCGAAGTTGAGGTCGTGTAGCGGTATAAACGCTATTAGAAGTAGCTGCTTTAGTAGTGTCACCACTTGTGGGGGTATCGTTAAGTTGTACCGCACCCTTTACCGAAGTTGTTGCATCCGCAATAAAAAAGGAGGCTCCTGTAGGTCCTGACAAAGATAGCGGAGAGTTAGCAACTGTAATTCCCTTAGGACCCGTAGGACCTGTAGGACCTTGATCACCAAGCGCATAAAATTCAGCAACAATTTCTTCACCATTAGTAAAGTACGCTCCAGCGCTACTCAGGTAAGTAACATTAAAACTATACCAGTCGGTAAACTCACCAATATTTAGACCACCACTATTTAGTGCAAACCATACCTGAGACGCATCAGAGTTGCTATTGCTGCGTAACCTTAAGTAACCTTTAACTGAAGAGGTTGATGACAACCAGGTAGCTAAATACGGAAATAGGTAAGTGTTGTACACGTCATAAGCACCAAACTGCACAATATTCATGGATGAAAATCCAGTTGCAGAATCGTTGTCTCTTACTTGACCACTCGGAACCTCTCCAGAACCTAAAGTACTGAATGTCATTTTTATTCCAGGACGGTCGCCTTGAGCACCTGTAGGCCCTGTGACTGTAGAAGCAGCGCCTGTGGGGCCAGTGGGTCCAGTAGGACCAGTTACAGTACTTGCCGCACCTGTTGGACCAGTGGGTCCTGTAACAGTACTCGCTGCCCCTGTAGGGCCCGTAGGGCCTGTCGGACCAGCTACTGTTGATGTGGCTCCTGTTGGGCCAGTAGGTCCCGTAACTGTGGAAGCAGCTCCTTGAGGACCAGTAGGCCCAGTTGGTCCTGTGACTGTAGAAGCAGCGCCTGTGGGGCCAGTGGGTCCAGTAGGACCAGCTACAGTACTTGCCGCACCCTGTGGACCCGTAGGTCCCGTAGGACCAGTGACAGTACTGGCAGCACCTGTGGGACCAGTCGGCCCAGTGTTACCCAGCACTCCCTGGATACCTTGAGCACCTGTTGGTCCCTGAGCACCTGTCGGCCCTGTAGCTCCTGCTAGTCCTGTGGCTCCTGTTGGGCCTGTTGGTCCCGTAACCGCAGATGCCGCTCCTGTTGCACCTGTAGGACCAGTTGGGCCAGTGACTGTTGAAGCTGCCCCTGTTGCACCTGTAGGACCCGTCGGACCAGTAACCGTTGACGCAGCACCAGTGGGACCTGTAGGACCTGTTACAGTGCTGGCCGCACCTGTAGCTCCAGTTGGGCCTTGAGATCCCGTAGCCCCAGTAGGGCCTGTCGGCCCTGTGGCTCCAACGGCACCCGTAGGTCCAGTAGGTCCCGTGACTGTTGAGGCTGCGCCAGTAGGTCCTGTGGGTCCTATAGGGCCTACATTTCCTACTGAAACAATAATAAAAAGAACAGAATGATTGTTCGGGAAGTTTGTTGTACCTATACCGCTAGAGGAAACAAGAGTTACAGGAAACTCGTCATAGGTAGCGTTGTAGGTCGGTGTACCCGACACTTCCCACTTCTGGTAGTTTGCAGCAACATTTTCGTCCTGAATAATGAGCACGTCATTTTGGTTAATCAAGTCAAGGAAAACAGAGTTGTCTTGATTATCCGCGTCTAGGTGGTTCACTCTTAGGGTGGTTGAATTAATTTGAGTTGTGTTGTTCCAACCAAGTTGGTTTGCGGTAGGGTCGCCGCTTGTTGTGTTAGTTCTAGTGGCGTAGTGGTAGTGGGACGAACTATCCCCTGAGGCACCTTGTGGACCAGTAACACCTTGGGCTCCCGTGGGGCCCGTTGAGCCTACGGCACCAGTAGGTCCTGTGGGGCCTGTAACTCCTTGGATACCAGTTGACCCCTGAGCGCCTGTTGGTCCTGTTATTCCTTGAATTCCCTGCGCACCCGTTGGCCCAGTAACTCCTGGGATTCCTTGAGTACCCTGAGGTCCAGTGGGGCCTGTGACTGTAGAGGCTGCCCCTGTTGGGCCAGTAGGTCCCGTAGGTCCTGTAACTGTTGAGGCGGCTCCTGTAGGACCAGTTGGTCCTACAGCTCCTGTTGGGCCCGCTACTGTTGAAGCGGCTCCAGTGGGGCCCGTGACTCCCTGGTTTCCTTGGATACCTTGCGCACCCTG